ACTACACTATTGGAGGTGTTGGTGGTTCGTTTGAACGTAGAAAATTCGAAGTTGAAATGAGTGACTACTTTAGTTTTAAACATACACCACTAGACGAGTTCGGACATATGCTGTTTGATGAGTGGGACAAAGAAGAGTGGGCTAGGTTCGATAACTACATGATTAATTGCTGTCAATATTATTTAGAAAATGGATTAGTTAAGCATAATTTTAATAACTTAGATATCCGTAAATTTATCAAAGAAACTTCATACGAGTTCTACGAATGGTGCAACGATGGGAATTTACCTTTTAATGTTAGACTTTATAAAGATGACTTGCATGATTTATTTGTAAAAGACTATACTGACTTCCATAAGCTATCTAAAAAAAGATATACATCTTGGTTGTCTACTTACTCTATATTTTACAAGCATAAAGTAATAGAAGGTAAAACAAACAATCGTAGATGGATTGAATTTGAAAATAGAACTGAAGAGCCTAAGATACCTTCAGATGACATATGGGATTCACTTGAATTACAAGGACTATGAAAGAATCAATAAACAAATACATAAGATGCGTTAATGAGTACGATGTCATCTTATCAGGTAAAAGTTATGATATATTTTCTTATTACTACGATGTAAAAGATGCCTTTGGATTCATAAAGAAAGAAGGTGAAATGTATCTAATTGATGAATATTTAAATGAAATTAAGTTATGAATGTAGTTAGCCTATTTAATGGAATGAATACAGGTAGACAAGCCTTAGAAAATGTCGGAATAAAAGTAAATAAATACTATTCAAGTGAAATAAAACCATACGCAATAGAATTGACACAACATCACTTCCCTGACACTATACAAGTTGGTGATGTAACTAAATGGAAAGAGTGGGATATTGATTGGAAAAGCATTGATTTGATACTAAGCGGATCACCTTGCCAAGATTTATCTGCTGCTGGAAAAAGAGCTGGAATAAATGGAAAAAAATCTTCTTTATTTTTTGTTTTTGTCGACATATTAAACCATATTAAACAACTTAATCCAAACGTATTATTTCTTCAAGAAAATGTAGGTTCAGCGAGTAAATTAGATGTAGGTATTATGAGTCGTGCATTAGGTGTTTATCCTGTGCGTATCAATTCAAAATTAGTTGTAGCACAGTTACGTGATAGATACTATTGGAGTAATATACGGACAAAACAAGATGGAATGTTTGGAGATTTAGTTACAGATATTCCACAGCCTAAGGATAGAAAAATAATGTTTAAGGATATATTAGAAAGTGGAGTTACAAAATTCGATAAATCAGATTGCCTACTTGAAAATGCTTATAAAGATTTATATAAAGATATGGATAAATTTAAAGATTTTCTTATAAAGAAAGAAAAGGAAGGTTTTCTACGTAAAAATTATGTTATTGAAATAGAAACTAATCTTATTTATAAGGAAAATAACGAGTTAAGAGTTAAAACAAATACAAATAAAGGTTTTGATATTTTAACCGAAAACGATTGTTTAGATTTATCTTTTCCTACAAGCACAACAAGAAGAGGCAGAGTAACAAAAGGTAAAAGTCCTTGTTTAATGGAGTCTGTTAATAATCTTTATGCTTTACAAAATTACAGAGTTAGAAATTTAACTAAAACTGAATTTTGCAGATTGCAAGGATTTCCAGATTATTATTGTGATATTTTATCAATTAAAAAAAGCATCAGTTTATTAGGGGATGGTTGGACATTACCAGTGATTGAGCATATATTTAGTTTTATTAAAAAATAGCATGAAGACTTTAAGAGACTACCAACTAGACCTATCACAAAAAGCAGTTGAGATACTACGAGACAAGAATATAGTGTATCTCGCTATGGAAGTTCGTCTAGGCAAAACTTTGACAGCATTAAATACATGTGAATTATTTGGTGCTAAGTCAGTCTTATTTGTGACTAAAAAGAAAGCGATGAGTTCTATTGAATCAGATTATGCAAGTATGCCTTTTTCTTTTGATTTAGCAGTTATAAATACCGAGTCAATACATAAGGCAGTAGGACAATTTGATGTAGTTATAAGTGATGAGAATCACAAATACGGAAGTTATCCTAAGCCAAGTAAAGGTGCCAAAGAATTTAAACAACGATACTCACATTTGCCACTTATATTCTTAAGTGGTACCCCTCATCCTGAGAATTATAGCCAAGTATACCATCAGTTTTGGATTAGTAAGCATACACCATTCCATCAGTACCCAACATTCTACAAGTGGGCTAGTGTATTTGTCGACATTAAAGTAAAGCATTTAGGATACGGAATGATTAAAGACTATTCAGGTGGTAAAAAAGAATTAATTGAACAAGTAATTAAACCATATATGATAACGTACACACAAAAAGAGGCGGGATTCAGCTCAACAATCAACGAGAAGATAATATACGTTGACATGAAAGAATCAACATACGCATTAATTAAGCGCTTAGAAAATGATTTAGTAGTGCAAGGCAAGCAAGAAGTAATACTTGGCGATACATCTGTTAAATTAATGTCTAAATTGCATCAATTATATTCAGGTACTATCAAATTTGAATCAGGAAATACAGCTGTACTAGATTACTCCAAAGCTATCCGTATTTACACAATGTTTAAGACGCGACAGATTGCAATATTCTATAAGTTTAAGGCTGAATTAGACGCATTGCAATTTATATTTGGCGATACACTAACAACATGCCTAGACGAGTTCAATACAACGGATAAATCAATAGCGTATCAAATCGTATCAGGTCGCGAAGGTATATCCCTTTCTCGAGCGTCTTCATTGGTTTACTACAACATAGATTTTAGCGCTGTATCTTACTGGCAAAGTCGCGATCGTCTTACAACAATGGATAGACTAGAAAATAACATATATTGGTTCTTTGCAAAGAATGGAATAGAAGATAAGATATACAAGGCTGTAATGAATAAAAAGAACTACACACTAAACGTATTTAAGAATGACTTCAGAAAGTAAGATACAAGCAAGCTGCATCCAATACGCTAAAAAGCAAGGCTGGTTTGTACTCAAAGTTATTCGATGTAATGTGAATGGCTATCCTGACTGTACCTTTTTTAAGGATGGAAAAACATTCTTTGTTGAATTTAAAACAGCAATTGGCAAGCAGTCAGAGTTACAGAAATACGTTGAAAGTGAATTAATTAAGCAAGGATTTAAATACTTTCTTGTCCGAGATCTAAAAGAATTTCAAAAAATAATTATAGAAATGTGATATTATTATAATAAATGTATTATATTTGTCGTATAACTTTAAAATTTAAAAACGATGGAAGACATTAATTTCGACCTTTACTGGTCACAACAACTAGATGCACATCTTGAAGATGATTATTTTGAGATAGATGAAGATTATGAATTTGAACGATTAAACGATAGATAAGATGAACGATAAACTAGAATTACTTGAAGCATATATAAGAGGATACAAACATACAGTAGATTCATATATACTAGATTACGGATTTAATGAGTTTGCTGGAGGGCAAGTGTTTGCAATGGATAGAATAGTTAAATATATTATAGAATTAAAAGAAGATGAAAATAGTAGCGAACTTAACGGATGAGCATGAAGCTAATCTAAAAGTAATCAAAAGACTTGGTTACATATTAGGTGAAGAAGTTAACACCAAACCACAACAAGTATCACTAGCAATGGATTTATTGCAGTACTTAATGTGGGAATTTAGTGAGTCAGAAATACAAGAAATATATCTTAAAAATAAATAGTCATGAAAGAACACGGAATTGATGCAATGAAGTACCGTAAACATACACACCTTGCTGGTGTAGATGTTTCAATCATTGCAAGCGAGAAAGGTAAGTGCGTACTTACAATTAAAGATGCGTATTATTCCAAAGGTGTAGACGTATCAGGAAATAGAACGGACGGTTACTTCTTAGAATTTGTTGAAGATGTAATGGACATGGTAGTTAATTCTTCCAATAGAAAGCAGATATCACAGAACCTAGTATTAGAAAAAGGTTTATCATTAGTTGATAGTCGTAACATTGGTAACTGGATTGGATACAAGATTGAACTTTACCACGATGAAACGATTCGAATGATGGGTAAGATTGTTGGAGGTATTAGAGTTAAGGGATTCAAAGCATTACCAAACCTAGAGCCAAACACACCAAACTTCGATGCAGTTAAGAAAGCATTACAAGGTGGTAATTACACAATAGAACAAGTAAAAACGAAGTATAACGTGACTGATGCAGTTGCTAAATTATTGAACGATGGAAAATAAAATATATAGACATAGGGCATCAGCAGCTGGATTGCTTTTAACGAATGGCAAAGACGAGTTAAAGTTAGGAGCTGCAATGATAACCCACTTAAAGAAGTGGTATGCAGAGCAAAAGTCAGGAGTTCGTGAGGAAATTCGTTCAAAGTATTTCGACAAAGGAAATATGTGCGAAGCAGATGCGATTGATATTACAGCAGAACGTTTAGAATTAGGAATACTAGAAAAGAATCAAGTACATTTCAACGATGAGTATTTCCAAGGTACACCTGACGTTTACACGGATGAGTTAGTTATCGATACTAAATGCAGTTGGGATTACACCACGTTTTTAGACGCTGTAACGTCACCAATAAACAAAGACTATGAAGCACAACTACAAGTGTATATGCACTTACTAGGATTAAAGAAAGCGAAGTTAGTTTATGTAATGTTAGACACACCGGCTGAGGCTAACTACGGAGAGGATATATTCTACTCACACCTTCCAATTGAGCAACGATTCTTTGCGTTTGACTTGGAATATGATAAAGAAATGATAGAAGTAATGCAAGAGAAGGTAATTAATGCAAGAACGTTTTTAAATGATTACGATGCAAGAATCAAAAATATACTTAGATAAGAGAGATAACACCATTGTCACGTTAGTATTACGTGGCAATGGATTCATCCGGGTAAAACCTTTGAAAGGATTGGATATAGTTATGTCAGTTGAATGTTTTAAAACTAATTTTAAGAAGATATGAGTAATGTAATTAAGCAAGCAACTCAAGTATTATGTTTACAACAAGTCATGCTTGAGATACTAGAACAAATGCCATCCGATAATATATTTGTTCAAGCGAATAAACCAGTGCTAGAATTGATAGAGAGCAATGTAGAAGCATTAACCGAAGTCATGAATGTAAAGCAATCAGATAATTATATCTATATTTGCAAAAATATTCATAAGACTATAGACAAAATTAAAGGATTATGAAACTAATATTAATCATGTGTTTATTCTGCTACTCATTCAAAGCATCTTACTATGCAGATTCATTCCAAGGTAAAGTAATGCGTAATGGTCAAGTTTATCACTCAAATAACTTGACATGTGCATCTAACACTCACAAGCTAGGAACTAAACTAAAAGTTACTAACTTAGAGAACGGAAAGAGTGTGATAGTTAAAGTAACCGATACAGGAAGTTTTAGCAAAGTGACACTAGACCTATCCAAGAAAGCATTTGAAAGGATAGCAGAATTAGAGAAAGGAATTATAAATATAAAAATTAAGAAGATATGAAAAAGAAAGTATTAGAATGGGCAGAACCAAAAGGATTATTGAACCCACAGATTGCACCACAACAATTCATGAAGCTAGTAGAAGAAGTTGGAGAGCTTAGCAATGCAATCCTGAAGGATGACAAAGCAGAACAGATTGATGCATTAGGCGACATTCAAGTTGTACTTATCATACTTGCAGAACAACTAGGATTCGATTTAGATACATGCTTAGAATGTGCTTATAACGAGATTAAGAATAGGAAAGGAGTTACAAAAAACGGAACATTTATAAAAGATTAACATGAAAGCAAAAGAATATTTTAAAAAAGAATTACAAATGGAAAGACTTTTTACAAGGCAACTTCTTGAACAAATAAGCCAATTGAAACACGAGAACTCTGTAATGCGAGAAGACTTATTCCAACTTAGCAAAGACTACTTCACACCAAAAGATGCTATCGTAGCAAAGGTTATCGAAGCATATAAAACAAGGTCAGAAGTTGGGATAGCAAAGTACGGAACGACACTAGAAGACAATAATACCGATGACTTTCTACAGCATCTTCAGGAAGAACTAATGGATGCAAGTTTATATATTGAAAAATTAAAAGAAATTAAGACGCAGTTAAATAAATAATACTTATATTAGTAAAAAATTAAAAAGGATGAGTAAATTTAAAGGAGTGATTACACACATTGGAGAGGTAATCGAATTAGGAAACTACAAAAAGCTTTATGTTCATGTAGTAGAAAACGAAGGTGAGTACCCACAATCATGTAACTTTGAAGTATTTGGTGAAGCAAAAGTGGATAACGTTCTTAAGTACAATCAAGTAGGGGATGTTGTCGAAGTAGATTACAACCTGAAAGCTCAAGAATCTAAACGAGAAGCTGGAGTATATTTCAACACGATTCAATCGTGGAAGATTACAAAGCATGATTAAGCAAATAGAAATAATAGCACAAAAACATAAGGACTGGGTGAATATCGCTCGGTCCTTTGGTGCTAAAACGGAGGCAGAAGATATAGTGCAAGAAATGTACCTTCGATTAGATAAATACATCAAGCCAGACCAAAAGATTACGACATCATTCGTATGGATTACTTTACGTAATATTTACTTTGACTTCCTAAAGAAAGAACCTGTAACGTTTGAGCTAGATAAGACCGTTTCTGAAGCCGTTTGCGAGACAGAAGGTATAATTGCATACGGAGAGTTAAATAAACGCGTTAGAGACGAACTTAATAACGTCGATTGGTTTGACAAAATGCTATTTGAACTTTATGTTACTAGTGGAAAGTCGATGAGACAGCTATCAAAAGAGACGGGGATAAGTCTTTCTTGTATATTCTACACAACGAATAGAACAAAAACACACTTAAGGAGTTTACTTAATGAAGACTATGAAGATTATTTAAACGAAGATTACGAATGGCTAAAAGAAAAGCAACAGGACTAGGGGATACAATTGAGAATGTACTTCAAGCAACAGGAATAGATAAGGTAGCAAAGTTTATATTAGGAGAGGATTGTGGATGCGATGAACGTAAAGCAAAACTAAACGAGCTTTGGTCCTACAGAAAGAAACCACTTTGCCTTAATGAAGATGAGTACCTTTGGCTTAGTGAAGGTGGATTAAAGAAAGCAGAGACATCACTAGTAGATTCTATGTTAATGCAAAGAACACATAACAGAGTATTCCAAACGGGTAGATTAGAATATACTTCATGTGCTTCTTGTTTAAGAGACCAATACCAAGACTTAAAGAAAATTTATGACACATACTAATAACGATATAATACAAGTAATATATTCAGGTAGATTCTTTTTTGTAGTTTGCCTGAATTGAATAAACAATACAAAATCAAATGGCAGGACCAGGAGGAGCAAGACCAGGAGCAGGTCGCAAACCAAAAGACGAAGAGAATAGGATAAGAGATTTAATGATGCCTTATTCACTAGATGCAGTTCAATGCCTTGCTAACATAGTAGTTAGTGAGAAGTCAAAGGATGCAGATAAGATTAGTGCGTCAAAGATAATCATTGAGTATTCATATGGTAAACCAAAGGAAAAAGTAGAGTCAGACATCACAATCAATACAACATCACTAAAAGATTTGATTAACTTTGGTAACACTGAATCCTAAATATAAACCATTTGGAAGTGATAGCAGATATTTTATTATTACTGGTGGTCGTGGTAGTGGGAAGTCTTACAGTATTAACTTGCTACTTCTACTACTTACATATGAAAGCGGGCATACCATTTTATTTACGAGATATACACTTACTTCTGCTCACGTTTCTATTATTCCTGAATTTATTGATAAGATTGATGTACTAGATAAGCATTCAGATTTCCATATAACAAAGGACGAGATTATAAACCTAAGGACAGGAAGTAAGATATTATTTAAGGGTATCAAAACAAGCTCTGGGACTCAAACGGCAAACCTTAAATCTTTGGCTGGTGTCACAACATGGATACTAGATGAAGCAGAGGAGCTTACAGATGAAGATACATTTGATAAGATAGATTATTCGATACGTTCTAAAGACAAACAGAATAGGGTAATACTTATTTTAAACCCAGCAACTAAGGAACATTTTATTTACCAAAAGTTCTTTGAAGCGAAAGGCGTTGAAGCTGGAAGTAATACAATCAAAGGGGATACAACATACATTCACACTACCTACTTAGATAACGTAGAAAACTTATCTGAATCATTTTTAAATCAAATACAAACGATAAAAGAACGTAGGCCAGACAAGTATAAGCACACTATTCTTGGTGGATGGTTAGACAAAGCAGAGGGTGTTATCTTTACTAATTGGAGAATAGGAGAGTTCAATAAAGATAATGGTAGTGTATTCGGTCAGGATTATGGATTTAGCAACGATCCATCTACATTAATTGAAACGTCAATTGATAAGACTAGGAAGACTATCTATGTTAGACTACACATATATCAATCTGGACTGACTACAACGGAACTAGCAAGGCTTAATAGACAATTTGCAGGGAATGATTTAATAGTAGCAGATAATGCTGAGCCACGTTTGATAGCAGAATTGAAGTCACAAGGTTTAAATATAGTACCTACGATTAAAGGAGCTGATTCGGTTAAATATGGTATTGCATTATTACAAGATTATGATTTGATTATTGACGAAAATTCCGTAGATTTGATTAAGGAATTAAACAACTATTGCTGGTTGGAAAGGAAGTCGGAAACACCGATAGATAAATTCAACCACGCATTGGATGCTTTGAGATATGCAGTATCATATCAGTTAGCTAATCCAAACAAAGGAAAGTATTCAATTTACTAAATACAAAATATGAAAACAGAAGTTAAAGAAGTAACGTTTCAAGTGCCAAACAAGAAACAAATTATTAAGGATGTAACCTTAGACTTAATCGAGAAGTTTAAAGCTGAACATGGAGACGGATGGAAGTTAGAGATGTACGAAGCAATCGACAACGAGATTATGAAGTTTCAAGGAAGTTTAGAGTATTGGAAAGCTATTAGAAAGAATATTAAATGAAGTTAGAATTAGTAATACCAACATCGTTAAATGAAATCCCTTTGATGCACTACCAAAAATACATGGTAGTTGCATCGAATAAGGATAACTCAGAGCTGTTTATATCACAAAAAATGATAGAGATATTTTGCGGTATAGAGTTAAAGAATGTAGTTAACATTAAGTTATCAGATGTTATTGACTTGGTAACACATTTCAAGAAATTATTCAGTGATAAGCTAGAACTAAAAAAGACATTTGAGATACAAGGTGTAAAGTTTGGATTCATTAATGAGCTTGAAGATATATCCTTCGGTGAGTATGTAGATTTAGAGTCTAACATAATCGATGTACAATCATTCCATAAAGCAATGGCTGTTATGTACCGACCTATCACAAGTCAGAAAGGGGATAAGTATACCATAGATAAATATAGTGGTACAGCTAACTATGCTGAGTTAATGAAGTACGCACCACTTGATGTTGTATTACCAGCGTCGGTTTTTTTTTGGAATTTAGGAAACGAACTATTGACAGCTACCCTATCTTATTTGGAGAATCAAATGACCAAGAAGAACAAAACGATTTTAGCGAAACAACTCAATTTGGAAAACGGTGGGGATGGTATCAGTCAATATATCAACTCGCTAAAGGAGACATTACAAAGTTTAACAGAGTTACAGAAGAAGGACTTTTTGAGTGCTTAACAATGTTAACATTTGAGAAGCAGAAGGTAGATATAGAAAATAGACAACTAAAAAGAGCACATGAAAGGGTACTATGATTTTACAAAAGCATTTCACGATTTCTTAATAAGTGATCCGTTAATTAATCAAGTTACAAAAGGTAGTTTGGATAAGATTACAAACGCTAAAAAAGATATGTACCCGTTAGCTCATGTTATGATTGATAACGGTGCGTTTGAAGAGAATACAATAAAATTTTCTGTATCGTTAGTTGTTATGGATATTGTTGACTATACAAAAGAAGATTTAACACATCTATACTTTGGGAATAATAACGAAGATGACATACATAATCAAACGTTAATGATATGCCAACGTGCATTTGAAAGTATGCGACGTGGTGACATAGGTGAAAATTACTCCATTGAGTCAGAGACTGCATCTTTTGAATTTTTTGTTGATAGATTTACGGATGATGTTGCTGGTTGTACTATGACTTTTGATGTAATAATGGCAAACGAAATGACTATATGCTAAATGTACAAGAAGAGTTAGACAAGTTTAAGGATTATATAATACAGCAATCTAAATCTAATCTATCTAAGCTAAAGAAAAACGATAGAAAAGGACTGTATAATACTATTAAAGGCGAAGCAAAAGCTATGCCTAATTCTTTCTACCTTGCATTTGATTTAGGTAAGTATGGTGCGTATGTAGACAAAGGTGTAAAAGGTGCAGACCCATCACAGGTTTCACCAAACGCAAAGATAAAAGGACAACAAGCGCCAAACAGTCCATACAGTTTTAAGAATAAAAAACCACCTTCTGACTTGATTGCAAAGTGGGCACAAAGAAAGAACTTAAGGTTACGAAATAAAAAAGGACAATACGTTAAAGGTAGCTATAAAGCAATAGGATTTATCACAGCAAAAAACATTTGGGCACGAGGTATTAAACCTTCATTGTTCTTTACAAAACCATTTGAGAAGGCATATAAGCAACTTCCAGAACAGTTAGTCGCTAAATACGGATTGGATGCTTTGGAGTTATTAAAGTATACTATTCAACAACCTAAAAAATAATGGGAAACATATTAGCAAGAAGTCCTTACATTATAGAAGTAGATGAGTCTGGACAAGATGGAAGTAAGGTAGAAGTATTTCTATGGAACGATGGAACAACAGAGCCTACTATTCCACAATATACTCTATCTAAATTAATCCCAGCATCGAATAATACTCAAACAGTTTACGATATTGCACCTTATATTAGAGAATATATAACGTTCACTCAAAAACAATCACCATACACAATTGAAGATTTAAGCACGGACCAATATTGCAACGTTAAAGTAAAACGATATAAGTCAGTAGCTGGTGTATATACGTTATTAAATACGCTTACATACTTTGGATTGGATGGATATTCCTATTATGAAGAAGGAAGTAATTTTGATTATGGTGATCAACTATTAGAACAAAAAACATATTATTATCAAGAGGGAATTTATCCTGGTGAATTTAATGCTTACATGGATTACACGAATTCATCTGCTAGGGATTACGTTATATATTACAAGCCAGACTTAAGTGCGAACACACGTGTGAATGTTACGTCGCTAGGGTGGAAAACTATGCCACGTGTTCATCCTTCATATACAGCGACAGGAAATATCTTAAAAGTATATAACACATTCAATAGTTTACTAGCTACATATACATTCCTTCCTGTTTGTGAGCCTAAATATACACCAGTAATAATTGACTTCATAAATCAATATGGTGCTTGGCAACGTGAGTTCTTTTTTAAAGCGTCAAAAAATACGTTAGCAATAGAATCGAATGATTACAATGTAATGCAAAGGGTGATTGGTGGATATGATACAAAGCAAGGACAAAAGAAGTCATTTAACACCAACGCTAGGGAAACAATTGCTGTAAATAGCGGTTATGTTTACGAAGATTTTAGCTCAAATATTAAGCAACTTATAATGAGCGAACGTATACTAGTTAATGATAAGCCTGCAATATGTAAAACAAAGTCATTAGAAGTGTTTAAAAACATAAACAATCACATGATTAATTACAGTTTAGAGTTTGAGTTTGCGTATAACACAATTAATAACGTGATATAATGAAGAGAATAGTAGATGTATATATTGAAAGTATCAGTGGGAGTGGTGACTATTCTAAATTAGAATTATTTAACGATGAAAAAATAGATATAAATTTAAGTGTACAAAACATACAAGACATTTCTAAAGTGTATACTGACTTTACACAATCATTCACAGTACCAGCAAGCTCTATCAATAATGCAATATTTGAACATTTTTATCAGTCAGATGTTAACACTGTAAATAGTTCTAATATTAGAAGATTAGCGTATATAGAAATTGACTTAGCTCCGTTTAGAAGTGGTAAGATACAATTAGAAAAGTCTAATATAAAGAATGGAAGTGTAGACAGTTATACGATTACATTTTATGGAGATTTAATAAGCATTAAAGATAAGTTTGCAAACGATAAGTTAGCAGATTTAGATTTGTCTAGTTACAATATTGAATATACAGGAGCTAATATCGAGTCATTAATTACTTCTACAGATTATACAAAAAATGTTAGATTTCCATTAATAACATCAAAAAGAGTTTGGACTTATAACGATGGAGTTAGCACTGATATTAAAACAAGTGTTGGATCTGTTAAATTTAATGAATTATTCCCTGCATTAAAAGTTGCTAGAATATTTGACGCTATAGAAAATAAATATGGAATAACTTTAAATGGTAGTTTTTTAGATGCAGTTAATTTAAGATGGGATAGATTATTTTTATGGTTGAAGAACGCTGAAACATTTATTAACTATACAAATACTGTTAACTGCGTATTTACTTCTGTAAATGTAAATGGAGTACCTGCTGCATTAACTCATAATGGAAGTGGAATATTAGGAGCTACAAATGAAATAGAATTATTTTCATATCCTGATGGTAAAAACAATACTGTAGATATTTATTGTGAAACAAATGTACCTTGCAATATTTCAGTAGAGTGTTATTCTAGCTTAACGTATGTTAAAACTATAACATTTGCCAGCACAAGTGGATGGAATAATTTATATACAAATATTGCAAGTAGTTCAGACGCTAAATTATCATATAAAATAAAAACAGATACGCCAGCAAATATAACTAATATAACTATTTCTGTTAAAGATGTTGGTGGTATAAACGCATCTGTAAGAACAAGAGATATAAAAGTTGCAAACATATCAACAGTTGCAAATATAAGTCTAAATAGTCATGTCCCAGATATTACAGTTGCAGATTTCTTTAGTGGGATTCTTAAAATGTTTAATCTAACTTGTTACGCAACTAGTATAGATAATTTTTTAATTGAAACTTTAGAGGACTTTTACGCCAAAGGATATATCTATAATATTACAACATATACAGATATAGATTCGATAGATATTGAACGCGTACCACTATATAAAAACATTTCTTTTGAACATGAAAAAAGTGAGTCATTTGTAAATAAAGAATTTTTATCTAATAATAAAGGTGTTCGAGAATATGGAGACACTAAAGAAGTTTTTCCACAATATGATAATGGAGACTTTGCTGTTAAAGTTCCATTTGAAGAACTATTACCTTTAAATTTAGATAGTGGAAATTTATGTGCTTCATATTCTTTGACTCCAAGTCCTGAATATAAATCTTATATTCCTAAACCTGTATTGCTATATATGGAGGATATAAAATCAT